TTAAGGGGGCATTGTTGAATGTTTTAAGGGGGCAGAATCGCTTGGTTTTAGGGGGCAGCTTACACTGGATTTTCCAAGTTGTGCCAAATCCTTGTCGTTGGCATTGACAATATACTCCTTGACGGCTTGGATTTTCGCCTTGTCCACTTTGGCAAGCATGGCATACATTTCTTTCCCTCTGTTCCCGTCTGAATCCTTTGCACACTTCCGTATGGTGGCACGGATGGTGTCGATGCAGTCGGTGGCTTCGGTACGTGTCATTGATTTGGGAGAAATATCAGAACCTTCCGGCGATACTTGCTCCTGTTCTTTTTCGGGAAAGAAGTATTGACTTATGACTTCCATACTCAGGTAAGCCACCCCTGTGCGGAAAGCCGCCTTGTTCAAGTCCGCATATTTGGAGCAGATACCGTGAAGCCTTTTCGTGTCATCGTGAAGTTCGACAAACTTCCGTGCCAACTCCTTATCCTCGTGCTCGGTGACATATTCCCTGATGCCGGCCAAAAGAAAAGACAGGGGCTTTAAGTTGTATCTGATGTTCCGGCAAATATCCTTGCAATCCGTTTCGTCACTGCCGGAAGACTTGTCGGCAAGCGATTCCGCAAGCTTCAGGCTCCCACTGATTACGTTGGACAGCTTGAACAGGTCGCTAATGATGTCAAACCTTGATTTTTTCATAAGCACCTTCTTATATTTTGATGATACCCTTGAAGTCCTTTAATGCTATGACGGCCTTTTCCTCCGCGTCCAGTTTCAGGTAGCGGCGCAGTTGCGCCTCGCTGCTGTGTCCGGTGATGGCTTGGATGGAAGGCAGAGGGACACCAGCCTTGTACGCGTTGGTGGCGAAACTTCTCCGGGCTGTATGGGAAAGGAGCATGTCGCAGAACCTCCTTCCCCGTTTGGGGTTGAGACGCTTCTCGTCAAAGCCGCAGTCGTGTGTCCAGCCGAGCAACAGGCCGATGGTCTTCACCAGCTTGTTCATTTCATTGGGATGAACCGGTGGCAGCTTGCCGTCATATTTGGCAAGTATGGCTCTCACGCGCCTGTCAACGGGGATATAGACTTTCTTCTCCGTCTTCTGTTGGGTGATGAGTATGAACTCCGTGCCGCCTATTTCCGTTATCACGTCCTCACATATCCTTGAATAGTCGGAAACGCGCTGCCCGGTCAGGCAGCCCACGATGAAAATGTCCCTCACGTGCTCCAGTGTCCTGATATGGGTGATGCGGCATTTGGAAAGTTGTGCCAATTTCTCGTCCTCGCTGATGTCAAGTGATTCCAGTCTCTTTTTCACAGCTTCCTTGGTGGAAAGGTCAAGGTTGAGCATTTCCTGTATCTGTTCCGGCGTGAGGTAGATGTTGTCCACCTCCTCCTTTTTCGGCACGAAGTCGGAATGACGGAAATCATCGCATTTGGTCAGCTTGTCCTCATAGGCCGCCTTTGCCACTGTGCGGACATCGGTCATGTACGAGTTGATGGCGTTGGGCATCAAGCCTCGTTCTTTCCAGTAACCGACAAGGCTGTTGCGTGTCTCCATCGTCATGTCATCCAATCCGAGTTTGCGGTGTGTTTCCTTTTGGTAGTTGCGAATCTGTTTTTGGATAATGCGCAGACCTTTTATATAGGCAGGTGATACTTTCACGGTACGGCCTTTCTTGGTGCGCCGTCCGGTTTCCATGTCTTCTATATAAGAGGTAAGGAAATCCTCGAACAGCATCCTGCCTTTGGGCTTGACCTCCACAATCTGCATCATTCCGTTGAGCACGTCGTGTTTCACGCTCTCGATGATGTTCTTGGCCTCCTTGGGGTTGAACCCGTCCGCTTCGAATGCCGCCTTTATCCTCGCGAGGACTTGGGCGAACTGCCCGTACTTTATTCCGATGCTTGACATCAGGGCTGACGAGGTGTATTGCAGGCTGCGATACTTTTCCCATTCAAGCTGCTTGATGGTGAAGCCCGTCACGACTTTCATGTTCGCCTTTCCGGTGCGCACACGGGCATAGATGGAACCGTAGTCCTCCTTTCCTGCCTTGGATGATTTGATGAAGATGAAATCCATACGCGATATATCTTGGTTACTGTGATGCAAAGGTACAAAATATATCCCGAAATATGGTATCAAATAGTACCAATATTTTCTAAAACAGTGAAATTTCGTGAGTATTCAAACCAAATGAAAACATCTGCAAATAACTGATATACAAAGATAACCTATAAAATGGAATTTCACTGAATATATTTAGTGGATAGTGGGCGATAAACCAAACTCTATCCCGTCTGTGAGGTGCACCGACGGAACAAGCCGGTATAAGTACCGGCTGGACGGAATATCCTTCGCGTTCAAGATCACGGCAAATGGTTTCAACAACATATTGCTGTCGTCTTTTAAATACAGGCTCACTCTCTCCGAATAGAGTGGATTGACTTCCCACTTCAGTCTCCTGACCGGGCTGTACCATCGTGAGGATGCCAGCAACGTTCTCACCAATGACCCAATCGGGCCTGATCTCATGTATGGCCCTGAGCATGTGAGGCCAGAGATAGCGGTTATCATCCGCTCCCTTTCTTTGGCCTGCGACGGAGAATGGTTGACAAGGAAAACCTCCTGTAAGGACATTGATTTTTCCTCTCCATTCCCTGAAATCTGTCGTTGTGACATCTGTATAACTTTTCGCATCTTTAAACCAGTAATTTAGAATGGTATTACAAAAATCGTCTATCTCGCAATGGAAGGCATTCTGCCATCCCATTCATTCGGCAGCCAGGTCTGGGGCGCCGAATCCACTAAACAGGGAAGCGTGTACCAGACGCTTCCGCTGTTTCTTGTCTTGCTCTTCTTCTTTCATTGTTTATTCATTATTTAGAGGTTCGAGGTTCATTACTTTTTTGTCGATCTTACGATAGATGCTCCCCATCTCCAGCATATTTTCCAATCGGAGCAGGTCCGTGATTTCATAGACGGTCATCCCTTTCTGTGTCGTGAAGCGGATATATCCTTTCTGTCGCTGTATCTCCACTTCTTCGGGAGTCATGTGCAGGACTTCACAGATTTCCTGCAAGGTCAGGGTAAGGCTTACTTCCTTAACTGTGTAGATGTAAGTCAGGATGTTCAGCATCTGGAGGCATTTGCGGTGTGATTTGACGAGTGCTGCGAATTTGTTTCGTTCTATGACGATTACTTTACTTTGATTTTCCATGTGAATTTTTATTTATGAGTTAATAGAATCGGATATGAAATCTTCGTTTAGACATTCTTCTCTCAGGAATTTATATACGTCAGAAGCCCAGAAGTAAATCTTGCCGCTGAGTTTGAAAAATGGGAGTTTCCCGGAATTACGCCAGCGGATCAGTGTCCGGTCGCATACTTTCAGCATCAGGCGCATATCCCGGCTGTCCAGCATTTGCTTACCGTTGAAACTGGTTACTGCTTCCAGAGCCGTTTCCAGCTTGGCAATCAGTTTTCGTTGTTCCTCAAAGTTGTCCTTTATCATTGCTTTGAGTATCTCAATATCATTTCTGTTCTCTTCCATACAATATTCCTTTGTTCTAATGGGTTATTTTTCTTTCTTCGGTTGCAAAGTTTTCAAAATTAGGCATGAAAAAATAGGGCTGACGGTAACCGCCAGCCCCACATTTTCCTTGTAACTCACTTGGTATCAATGTGAATTTTCAGAATATTTTTTCTTCATCAGGATAGAAAGGGGAATACACGCAATTCTCCTTCTTAAAAAAGAGACTGATAGAATGACAGAGGATATCGGATAAAAAAAGGGCTGACAATTAATTGTCAACCCTTCTATAAATATGCTATGATTAACTTGGAAGCATCAAAAACATTGCTTACCTTTGTGTTACAGAGATATTTGAAATTATGCAGAGCAATGCAATGTGTAGCTGAACTTCCACTACTATATCGTTACCTGCATCTTTATAAAAACACTTTTAATCGCTGATTTATAAAAGATTAAAACGAACTACACTCTTTTGTTAAGGGAAACAAAGTGTTCGCCATAATGAAACAACTTGTTCTATTAAGGGAAACACTTTGTTCGCTATAGGGAA